TATAAACAGATGTTGTTGCATCTAAAGTTGCCGCATTAGTATATAGTGCACATTTAAGAGTTTGAGCAGCAAGGTTTCCACCAGGCGACATCAAGTCTTGTTTGAACACTGTGCAAATCGCTTGTGTTATTGCCATATTATTGTCCTCCAGTTAATGTGTTTGTACCAACAGGGCTACCTGGAAACTTATAATCCGTTCTTCTTCTTCTACGGGCTTCATTGTTAACAGTAGCAACTCTTGTATTATACAAATTTGTGTATATAGTATAATCTTCTATGTTCTTTGTAAAGAGATTTGCTTGAGCTAAACAGCCAAATAATAAAACATCTGAAATATTTTCAGTGTACCAGTTAGTAGTATTAGTATTAGATAATGGATTAATTCTTCCTTGATATCCTAGTTTTAAAGTATAAGCTTGATCTGGAGTAGGTGCTAAATATACTCGATTATCATCAAAATTAGCAAAATATTTAGGTTGACCTTGAAGTGATATATCAGGCCAATATTCTTGACAAAAAGCTAAAGTTTTCATTTCTAAATAACTTACATTAGAGCCTACTGTAATAGTTAAATAATTAAATAACATAGGCTCAATAGAAGTAGGAAGATTTACAAATCTATCTCCAGCTACTGCTGTAGTAGTTACATTTTCATTAAATCCAATAGGATCTATATCTCTTGATAAAGAATCAAAAGTATTATCTATAAAAGTATCTAATTGGTTAGTAAAATCTGTTCCTGTATTTTCAGCCCATGTTTGTATATCAGTCTTTAGACTGCTGTATGTCATTGCCATCTTTTATTACCTCATCAACTTTAAATTTAGTCCAAACGTGTCCTGCAAATGGATAAGTTCCATAGTGCGTTAAAGGACTTTGAAGATCAGCATGTATCTTACCACCTATTTTTTGCCATAATCTACAAAAAGCATAATCCTCTGATAGATATCTATTACTTTTTTCATCAATAATACAGTCAAAAAATGCATAACAGTTGTCACTACCATATCTTTTTCCATTAACTATTTGATCACTAGTATATTTAAGATTAGAATAAGCTTCTTTCATTTGATAAAAAACTTCTTTTTTAATACACATAAAACCAGTTGCAGCATCCATTACTTCAGTAAAACCGCCAGTTAATTCAATTTTATTAGGATCTGCAAAATTTAAATTATAACCTAAAGCCCTTTGTTCTAAATTTTTATCGCTTGTTTTAATTAAGTCAGGAACTTTATCCCATTCAATATTTTTTCTAGGATATATTCCACAAGCTATATCATAACCTGATTCTAAAACACGTCTTACAGCTTCTCCTCTAAATCCTATATCTGCATCAATAAACATTAAATGAGTAAGACTATCATCTTCTTTATCAGCGTCTAAAAACTGACTCACAATAGTATTTCTAGCTCTTGTAATTAAACTTTCATTACCAATAGTATTTAAATTAACTTGAAAATTATTTTGAGCAGCTACTCTTGTTAAATCCATTATTCCATGTAGATAAGCTTCTGTTAATTGACCACCATAACAAGGTGTTCCAATCATTACTTTTAATTTTTTATTTTTTATCATGTTACAACAGTAACACTTCCTAATCCTATCTGTAACAAATTTGTGTTGTTAGTATACCAAGAAGTTGGAATAGTTGCAACTCCAACATAAACAGATTGTCCTGATGTATTTTCAAATCCAGGTAAAACAGTTACTTGATTAGGAACACCACCTGTTTGAGAGCCTGGTAATCCTCCACCAGTTCTTGCAGCCTCTGTTGCACTTATACTCGCTTGAGGTCTAGCATTTTGTAAAGTTTGTGCATCAGTAAAATAAGTTAAATCTAATTGAGGTTGTTTAGGTTCCCACTCTGAAGTATGAACAAACATACCAGTCCATTCAAATACCATTTCTTGATAAGGAAATGCCATACCTGATCTATCAGATATTGCTTGTGCATATTTTCCACCTGCAAATTTTGCTGAAGGTGCTCTATGAGGTCTAGTGCTTGCTGGAACTCTAGCCATTATGAATAAAAGCTGTTGCCTGTTGCTGGTATAATTCTAGTTGAAGGAGTATCATCACCAGCGATTAATCTTTGATAAGCTTCTTCATAATCCACTTTTAATATTTGTTGAGTTTGAGCAGTTACACCTGTTCTTTTTTTAGAAAGATAATAAGCAAGTCCTGCGCACATACACTCGAAAGCTCTAAATGGCACATCAATGTTTTGTTCTACTCCACTGACTGTAGAAGCTGTAATATCTTCTATTTTTCTCATACGATAATAAGTAATAGTATAATTAGTATCTGGAGCTGGATAAATTTTAAGTACAGGAGTATTTAATCTTTGTAAATAATATTGTGTAGGTCTAGCTTGAGTAGTTTTATTTGAAATAGCAGCATAATCATTAAGACCTAGTGCTGTCATTGCATATTCACTTCCATCACTTATTTGAATATTTGCATTAATGATATCTACTGTATCATAATCTAAAGTATATTCTGTAGTTCCAGTAGTAATAGCTAAAGTTTTATATTCTACAGTCCATTGGTTATAACCTCTGTTAGCCCAATCACTAAACATAATATTCATACTACGTCTAGCGGACCTTACATCATAACCTAAAATAGGATCACCGCCTATTCTGTCATAAGCTTCTTGTATTACATCATTTACTGTTAAAGTAAAATTTGAAGTTCCTGATAAAGCCATATTTCTCCATTATGCAAAAAATGCTGTTACACCATTTGTAGTAGATACATTAGCACCCGCAATTGTAGATGAAACTTGTAAACTTGTTTTAAATTTTATACCTTCTGCTGGTAAATTAATTTGTACTGTTGAAGCACCTGCAGCTGCATTACCCGTTTCAATATCAAATACGTCTGTTCCACCATCTTTCCATGTAAGAGTGCCTGGAGCATCAGTAGGTTCAATAATAAAACCTTTTAATCTCGTTGGTCCTCCAAATACAGTAACTGTAGTGGCAACATTTGAAGCTACATTAGATAATGCTGCTTTATTTTTACTTACAACATTTATGTCTGATCCTGCCATTTATTTCTCCTAAATTAGGTTATATTTTTTTAAGTCTTCATATAGTAAAGCAATTCTGTCATCAGGTACAGTAGAAGGTTTTAAATATTCAGCCTGTGCTGCTTTAGCTTGAACATTTCCCATATCTAAAGGTCTTTGATTTATATTGTCATTAATACTACCACTTTGTAATTGACCAGTTGGAAGAGTTTGAGATCCACCAAATTTATCAATAACTTTTTCTATATTAGCTAATTTTTTTTCTAAACTATCTTCTGTATCTTCTTTTTTTTCTTTTTCTTCTTTACCTAAAACTTCTTTAACTGATTCAGTAGCTCCTGTATCATCTATTGATTCTACAGCTTTTTGATCTGCAGTTTTACCTGCTTCCATAACTTCAGTAGTTTTTAAAAAATCATCATACTTTTCAACAGATGATCTTTCATCTGTATCTACTTCTTTATCTTTTCCAAAAGAAGAAAGAGCTTCACCTGTTTTTCTTAAAAAGTCTAAATTAAATTCCATATTTTAAATGAGGGCCCGAAGGCCCTCTAATTAATTATTTATTATAAATCTGCTGCCACTGCAATAGAATTATTTTGTAAATACATAACAGTAACTGTAGCTGCACCAGTTGTACCGTCACCATTAGTACCTGTAAAATCAGCAAGAACTTGTATGTCAGTTGCACCAACATTAGTTGCTTCTGTATCTAAAATACCGTGAGTAGTTCCTAAAGATTTAACACTTTGTCCATTTATAAATGCATCTGCATCTGCTACTGTTCCTACTGAAACAGTTGCTGCAGCACCATCATTATTCACTGTAGTTACATTAAGAATAACGTCAACTATTTGTGAGTTTGCTGGAACTACTGCACATACTTGATTTAAATGTGAAGCACCAATAATATCAACTATTACTGATTGTGCCATTAATACTTGACCAGTATTTTTTATACTATCGCCAAGTGCTGTTCCTGTTGTTTGTGATATCGTTCCCGCTTTTATCGGTCCCGAAAATGTTGTTGTTCCCATATGTCTATCTCCTTATAATAGTCTGCTTTCGCAGTCGTTTGGGTTAGTTTAAAACTACTAGGCGTATTGCTACGCCTAGTAATTAATTATTTATTATGCTACGCCTTCAGATCCGTATACACCTCTCCAGTCTGTAAAACCGAAGCTGTATCTTTCTCTGACTTTGTATCTCAAGTTACCAGTTTCAAAATCGCCTTCAACAGCTTTTTTGATTGGTGATCTAACGAAGTGTTTCATTCCATCTGGGCAATCAGTTAGGATAAAATACTGATCAGGGTTAGTAAATCTTTGATTTACTACTACACCTTCAGGTATCATACCCATGTTTCTCATTGCATTGATATCATTGTCAGCAGTACCAGGTCTTAAATTAGACTTGATAATTCTTTCTGCAACGAACACCAATTGAGGTGGAACTGCAAGTTTTCTTCCAGATAACGCAACAGGTATGCTTCTATCATCTACAGCAGTTGAGATTTGAACTAAAAGTGTCTCTAAAGACGTTTCAGATAAATCCGCAGGTGTGCCTAGGATGTTAGATGCTGTACCACCGCCACCAAGTGGGTGAGAGCCGTTCATTAAAGCTACGCCGTCTCCTCCAGTTGAAGTAGTAGTTGCATTATTAAAGATATTTGCACCTTTGATCTCTTTAGTTTGTTGCATTGATCTTGCTAGTGCTCTTGCGTATTTAGCGCCTAGAGAACCGTACAAGCCATCTTCTTCAGCTTCTTCTGTAATCGCAAAAGCTAAAGCGACAGTTTCATGCACATATCTTGAGACAAAGCCTTCTCTGCCAGAATCATAATTGATCATGGCACCTTCAGCTTTAGTAGGTGCAGCACCGAATCCGATCATTTGTACATCTTCTTCGAATGCTTTCATTGATTGCTCTGTAGAATATAATGATCTCCATTGTTCTGGATATCTATCGTATTCCATACCAAACACGGTGTTTAAACCTAGATTGAGCTGTTTGGTAAAAAGTGCTCTGTTTAAAGCCATTTTTAACTCCTATTGTTAAGGTTAAACGCCAGCATTCTGAGTACCATATAGAGATAGATTTATTACTACTTCTACAGATGCATCAGCGCCTGCCGCATTATCAGGATAATCAATTAATCTTAGTATTCTCAAAACTTTTGCAGTAGTTGCAAGAGTTGCGATATCTAATTCATCAGTTGAATGTCCGTAGGTTGAGTTATACGTTCCAATTGTAACATTAGCTAATTCACCAACATTTGCTGTTGCGAATACGCCGTTAGTTTGGACTGCGTAAGTGATATTTGGATCGTCATACACATATGCTTTAATCGGAGTTCCCGATTTAACAGCTGTGGCATTACTCCAAACTTTCTTAAATTTAACATCACCAGTGTCATTATCAATGTATTCAACGCCATAAAAAACACCTAGAGCAACTCCGCCCGCTGTGCCTCTTATAACTGTTCCATCGGTCGCCAAAGTAACGAGGTCTCCACTTGCAAGATTGGCTGCATAGCCGTTTGCAATTGCATACTCATTGGCTCTAATAACACCGCCTGTTAAATGTCTTAATGGTACGAAACCATTTGGTGCATTTACATTTGCCATTTTTATTTACCTTTGTTAGTTGTTAATTGCCGTCCGAACTAACTCTAGATTTAAAAGACCTTTGGATAGGTTGGCCTGGTGTTTCAGCTCTGTTCATGTCCTGTTCAACTGACTGCATTAAATTGTTAGTCATTTGAGCATAGTAATCATTTCTTTGATTAACCATTTCTTCAGGCATTTCACAAAGTACCATTCCTTCTATTCCAATATGCCCAGCGAATTTGCCATGTTCTATCGTTGGAAAATGTTGACCATCTTTGACACTTTTAATGTCTCTTGGTTGCCAACCTTCTCTCAACCGTTTAGCTACATTCGTAGGCGTTTCCTGTCCTAATACCATAGTTGCTACCCAACGTTGAGCATAACCAGGTCTTGGTTCAGGCGCTTCTAATAAGTTACTCGGTCGCCATTTTGAAGCTAGTGTAGATTTTTCTACTCTAGTTTCATTTTTTATTTTATTATCTTTGTTCATAATGTCAGGCTCCTTTCTATTGTCCTGTGTCGCTAAAGCTTTTTACTTCTTTAGCAAATCGTTTTAGTGCCACTTCATCACTGATGTCTATACCAAAAGTTTTAGCAGTTGATAAATCGTCAGAGGTTAGTTTAACTCTATTACCAGTTGTTCCTTTTTTACGAGAAACTCCAGCAACAGGAGATTGCACTCTATTGTTTTTTTGTACAACATTTTCTTCAGCTTTGGAAGTGTTTTCTTCTGATTTATTAAAATAAGAAAGACCACTTGCTTTAAGTCTTTTAGTCATCTCATCATAATATCCAGGATCGTGCACATCCCAACCTTCTTCTGTTAATTCAGCATCAATTCCATAAGCCATAGCTGTTTCTTTTCTATAACCAGG